TCAATTTTATGTTCCAAAGAAAGTTTTAAGTCATCATTTTTTAAAATTGCAATTTTTGCTTCTTCAGATGAAAGTCTTGATAAATTGTTATTACCATCACTACTTCTTAAATCGTATAAATATAAATTTCCATCTTCTTTAGAAAATTTTTTTACCATTTCATCATAAGAACTATTTTGATTATCAAGTATATAATTTCCAAATTGTTCTATTGTCATAGCTCTACGAGGATCAGCATCTGGATTAAATGATGGACCAGACGTTTCTAAAAGAACTTCATCTAAATCATTACTGACATTTGCTCTTCTATTTAATCTTAATTTTTCATTTATATCGCTATCAATTTTATCAAGTTCACTTTGTAACTGATTTTCAAAATCAACATCTGCTGGAGGTGTTCTATTAGATTTCTGTATTTCAGAAACATCTAAAGTGTTATTTTCTAAATATTCTTTTACTTCTTCTTTAGTAACGGTTTTCTTTTCTTTAAGAAAATCATCAAGACCTGACCATTTTAATTCTTGTTGTTTTAATCCTGGAGTATTTTTTAAAGTATTAAATATTTGTTCTCCAGATCCTTTGTTTGGTAATTTCTTTGCAGTTTCTTTTAATACTGATTTAAATACTGGAACTAAGCTAGATGTTTTTTCGAAACCATATTCATTAACAGTACCTGGTATTATTTCGTCATCGTTAAAATTTGGATTTTTTTTTTCCTCGATAGCCTCTGTATTAGGCATCATTTCATTTGTTGCTTGATTTGGATCATCATCTACGAATTGTTCTACAACACCAGCAGTTGCAGCAGATGCACCAACAGCAATATCAGCTTGTTTAATTCTGTCTTTATTCATTGTCTTAATGCCTTTAGCCATTCCAATAACATCATCAAAAATTTTACCAAAAGCACCAAACTCTATAGCCTGGACTGTTTTATCGTACATCTCTTCTATTGGAGTATCTTGAGCAATACCAATATAAGCTTTTAGATTACGCATTGAATTACTATCAACAAACAAGCTTTCTTTTTTATCAAATGCTAAAGCACCACCTAAAGCAAAAGATAAAGGTAATCTCCACATTTTAGGTAATCCAGCCTTTTGAAGCTTTTTATAAATTGGATAAGTGTACATTGCATCTTGCCCAGCCATTGCAATCATCTTAGTTACAAATGGACTATCTTCTTGAGCATTGTCTAAATCGGATTTGATCTTATCAAACTTTAAATTAAATTCGTCAGTAGTTTCTTCTCCAGTTAAACCAACAGCTCCAGCAAAATTATTTACAAATTGAAACCCATTAGTACCACCTCTAAGAATACTTATAAAAGTATCATAAGGTATATCTAATATAAAGTCAGTTACATCTTTTAATAATAATTTATTATCTTCATCAGAAATCTTTTGGTCTTTATCAAATTTTATTTCTCCAGCATCAGGATCTTTATCTATGCCTTCTATTTCAGCAGTATCAATATTATTTTCTTTTAAGTATTTATATTCATTACTATTGAATACATCATCTTCTTTAACTTGATTAAGGTATAAATCGTAAGTATTAAATTCCATTATTTTTTCTCTTTAATTTTAAATTGTCTACCTAAAGCATTGTCTTGATTGCCATCATAAATTACTAACCTAGTATCGTATGTATCTTCAATTATATCTAGTTTACGAAGATCATCTTTATAAGTTTCAAGATCTCCACTTTCTTTATATGCTAAAGCAACTTCTTTTCTCATTTCAATAAATGTATCTTTTGGATGAGCATTTAGTTCTTCTTTAAAATTTTTTATTGAAACAGATCTAGGTTGCTCTAAATCATGCAGCTCAGGTAACTCATCTTTTTTTAATTTCTTAATAACTTCAGCGTAAGCTTGTTCAGGTGTATAATTTTTATTTAAAGTTAAATCGTTATATTCATTAAGTCTAGCTTCTGCTCTTATTAAAATATCATTGTTTGCTGGTTTACCTGATGAATTAAATATACCACTTTTACCTTTAGAAATTCTTTTAGTACCTATATCTAATAAATCTCTAAATTTTTGATCTTCAGTTCCAAACGTAGTATCTTTTTTATATTTATCAGCCATCTTATTAAACGTAATAATACTTTTAGCTGTTAGACCATCCATAATATCTGGATTAAGATTTACATCTTCTTGAAGGCTATCAATTTTTTCAACACTATCTGCTAAAGCAAATGAAGCATTTACGATCTGTAAAATTTCAGGATTATCTAATGTTTTGTCATTAGCTTTAAATCTTAATAGCTGATTGTATTGAGAAGAGTTGATAGCGCCACTTTGTTTCAAATCATAAAGATCATCAAGTGATGGATTTCTAGCTATATTCTCATCTGTACTGTTTAATCTAGCATCATTGATTGCAAGTAATGCAGTAGTAAATGTTTCTATTTTAAACTGTTTATCTTTCTTGTCTTTAAAGATTATATCTTCTTGAGATTTTATTGCTCTTGATACAGCTCCATTTCTAATTTTTTCAATAACAGCTTTTTGACTTTTAAGAGGTAAACTAGATAAAATTTCACTTCTTTGCTCGTTATTAAATAAGTTTACTTGTCCAGTATTACCACCTTGAATGTAAGCTAACTCTAATATCTCTAGGTCTTTTTCTTGTTTTAATTTTTCTAAACCTTCAGCTCCGTAATACTCAAGATTTAAAGGATCTGTCCAAAAGCTTTGATAATCTCTTTGAGCTATAATACCGTCTTTACCACCAGCTACTTGATCTTTAACCATCTTGTTTAAAGTTTGAGTTTTTCTAGCTTTAGTTATGTCTTGATGATTTTCTGTAACTTTACCTAATAAATCTAAAGCATACTTGCTTCTAAATTTATTTACATAATTTCTAACTTCTTTCTTAACTCTTTTATTAGATCCAAGATCTTTAAAATTTTCATATTTAACATCTTCTTGAAAGCCATCTAAAGCAAGTTCTAAATTACTTCCTTTCTTATGTTTATTGTAACTTTTAATTAAATCTATTGATAAACTTTCTGTAATACTTTGAGCTTCGTTAAGGTCCTCTTCTTTTTTTTGTGCAGCATAAAGTGTAACTACACCATCTGAGAATGCTTTAAATCCAGCAGCTTCTTGATTAGCAATAGATAAAGGTAATGCTAACGCTGATGCTCTTGGTACATTACCAGTATTTACTTTACCTTGTACTTGTTCAATTTTTAAAATAGCCATTATCCAGTATATCCTAATTTATTAGCATCACTTAACAAAGATCCAACAGCTGCAAACTTTTGCGCTCTTGCAGTCATACGACCAGCGTACTCTTGACCAGCTGCTTTTGCATCTAACATCAAAGATTGATTTAATTGATCGTTGGCATCCATCTCAGAATTATAATCAGCGATCACAACATTGAATGCTTGATTAACATTATTCTCTAACATTACGTCATAAGGAGTTGTACCAGCTCTAAACTCTGCACCACTTCTTAATATACTTACAAATAAATTATCTTTTGCTTTTTCCTGATTTTTTAAAAGTAATGGCTTAGTAACTTTATTATAAAATTTTTTATTAACTTCTGCTTTTGCTTTAATAAAATCACTTTCCATTTTAGTGACTTTAGCATTGTATGATCCAAGTCTTTTTGCAGTTTGTGCTGCTGCGATGTTACCAAGTGCGCTCATAATATTTTGCCATTCTCCAATAATTAGTTTGATCTAATCCATAAAATTTCATTAGACCTTCTTTTTCTAAACCTAGCCATTGAGCAAACCTAACACCAGTTAGGAACTCTTCTTTGACTGCAGTTTGTAATCTTATAATTTTGTTGTTGATGCAAAGATAATCCAATCTCTTTTTAATTATCGATGCAGCTTTAATTTTGTAATTAAATATATGTTTGGATGATAACACCCAGCCTTCAGCAACACCTTCCCACATTGGAACTATGCCACCTGATACAATCGGAGTTTCATCTAAAAATAAAGTAAATGCCAAACCTGGAATTGCCATATCTAGTCTATTATTCGTATAACTAGCATCAATTTCCATGAGCTTATCATTCATCCCAAATTCAATAATATGATCTCCATGTTCCATTTCATAAGGAACAACAGTAAATTTAGCCATCGTTTGTTACTAGCGTTGGATATATTGCAAGAATACTAGCTGGAAGCGGTTGATCTTGTTTAATAAATATATGTCCGTCACTATTATAATCATCGTCAAATTCTATTTCTTTATCGCCTTCTATAAGAGTATCTACTGGTGCAGATAAATTACTAGATGTAGTTCTAAAAGGTATTGTTTCTAAGTTAGATAAACTTGGACCAACTTTAACACCAACAGTTTCAAATAATCTTAAAACTACTTTTGAAATTCTTTTTATTTTACCTTGAGATGTACCTTCTAAAGATCCACCTTCAATTCTCATAGTTTGTAAAACACTATCATAAGCTAAACCTACACACGCTTTAGTAACAGATCTATCTAAAGTAATTTGTCCAGATCCATTAACAACTTTATTTGAATGAACAGATCCATCAGCCAGGATAGATACTGTTTGACCTTGTAGATGACTTAACCCACTTAGTGTAGTTGTTGCAGATCCAGAATAACTTAAATGACTATCTAAAAATTTAAAATCTGTAGAAGCGGTTTCATCAAAATCAAAATCAGAAAAGCATTCTACATATCTTACAGTTGCACCATTAACTGTTCTTTTAACAATACACCAAAGTTCATCTTCGTTTAGATCTCCAGAAATACTAGCTATACTTTCAACAACAGAATTACCTGATCCAAAAGCTCCGCCTAAAATATGTCTATGCCAACTAACTACGTTTTCAGATCTTTGATATGTAAGCGCTGCTAGTTGTCCATCTTCTCTAACACACCATAAAATATTATCTGGTTCTTGTTGCCATTCCATTTGAACAATACCACTATCGGTTACTGCATCATTTAAAATTGTTAAATCAGGAGCAACATAACTATCACTATCAAAGTTATAGGCTAGTTCTCTAATTTTTCTCTTTGCTTTTTGTAAAAACAATATTGCATTTCCAGCTGTAACTGCATCAACATTTGCAGATCCATAAGAGCTTTGTCTTTTAATAGTAATGTTAGTCGGTGTTATAGAAGCATCTGTTCCATCAGCTGATACTGTATATTCAGCAGCAGTAGTTCCTATAACTAAAGTTCTTTGCGCTTTTAAATATCTAATAACATTAACTTGATTAGCAGCGATAGTATAAACCATTGCATCATCAGCGTTAGTTCCTGAAGTCATGTTTTCATAATCTCCAGCTTTAGAAAAAAATACTGTTTGTGGTTCAGATATAGTTCCAGCAAAAACTAATCTTTGTTCATAAAAACTTATGCAACTAGGATGACCAGTCGTATCTGAAAATGCACCCAAACTAAAAGCAGCTGTAGCATTGGTATTAGCAAAAGCAGTTGTAATTGTACAAACGACAACTGTTGTACTGGTCCTTGAAGTAATTTTTGCTTTACCAGAATTGAAACTTATTATTCTTCCAACATCGGTAGCTAAAAATCCAGATCCACCATTTATTCCAGTTACTGCAGAAGCTGTTATATTTACTCCAGATCCAGTTGCAGATTGAGCTGGTGTTAGTGTTGTCGTTGTTGAATTTGTTGCAAGATATGGTCCATCAGTAAAATCAACTTGAGCTAATGTCCATGAAGTATGACCAGTTCTACTGAGCTTCATTACCTCATGATTAGGATGACAGATATACATAACGTCAGCAGATTGAGCGAATTTAATATCGAATAACTCTGCAGTTAAATACGGAGTTGATATTTCATAAGCAGATCCACCAGATAAGATCTGACCTTTATCTTTAAAAAATCTAATATAATTATTTCCAAATTCTAAAATATAAGTTTGAGTAGTTGAGAACTCAAAAGGAATTAATCTAGTTTTAGCAGAAGCAGTTTTAACTGAAGCAATAAATTGAGTACCTACTCTTCTTGTAGCAGCTCCTTGAGGATGAACTAAAAAGTTCTCCATAGTTTTTGCAGCAGATTGATATTTATCAAAATCTGTTCGACCAGTAAGCTTATTACCAAACTCTCCTGAAACAAAAGATGTTAATGCTAAAGTTGTTCGAGCCATTATAACCTTGCGTCAGTAAATTCGTTACTCTCAATAGTTCCTAAACTGTTTTCGGTTGCATCAATAAATCTTGCTTCTCTTAATCTTTCATCGGCTCTAGCCATATAATTATTTGCTAGTGTTGCATTATTTGTAATTGCATAACAAAGATCAGCAGCAAGTTGATGAGAGATACTTTCTTGTAAATAACTATCGTAATTATTTGGATCTGCATCTAAAGCAACATAGATTAAATAAATAGTTCCTTCATCAGTTACAATATTTCTACCTTCTAATTTGTAATCAATAGCAGAAGCAATACTGTCTGTAGTTCCATTATGAACTTTTAATACTCTTAAACAATCTGACGGAAGAGCATAAGCATTAGAATATTCTATAACTGGAGCTGTACTGTTTTGAGCTAATTGAACTCTTTTATGTAAACAGTTCCAAGCATGAGATCTAAATACTCTGTTCCTAACGCTATCATATCTTTGATTGCATAATCTTGCATTCTTACTGTCATCAGTTAATGCTGAAATTGTCGATGCTCCTAATAAGTTAAGAGCTGAATTACACATATCTACTACACTTGCCATTACGTTTTTTCTCCTTGTTCCTCACATGAAAATCTGATCGCTAATTTTTCATCTTCGAAATCTTCTTGATAAAGTTCGTTTAATAAAAAATGTGATTGTTTATATCCTTGATTTATACAAGTGGACCATTCATCAAATCCTCCAGTAATTCTTTCGTCATTACATTTAGGAGTTTCTGCTGCATAGCTGCATACATATAAAATTAAAAGATACTTCACTTTAACATTTCCATCTTCGTCTTG